GTTGACCATAAATGCAGGGTACTTCTTCTCCCACATAGGGTCATCAGAGTCCATCAGATTCTTTTTGGTGTGATTTATCGCAGGGAGATAATCTTTGAATAAATCGTACATTACTTAAACTTCACTTGGGACATCAGTTCAGTCAAACATGCCACTAGATTAATCTCTTGGTCTGCCACGAAAGCAGACTTGTATTGATAGTCAGCAATAATCAAAACAGCATGAGGTATTGTTGCAGGTTCAAGTGCAGTATACAAACTGTCATAGATTCTTCTAAAGATTTTAACTGGGTCGTTGTCAAGATTATTTACAACCCACTTTCGCATCTCACCAAACTCTTTGCCTTTGAGATGTGAAACCAAAGTCTTTAGATTCTCATCTGAAACATTTACTAGAACACCAGCATCAATCGTGCCTGCAACAGAATATCTTTGCAGTTCATTGATAAGTTTTCTGAAGTCTGGAAAATGCTTCTTGATAAGTTCTGCAACGACAGGTTTTTCATAGTCAATACCTTGTTCTGATAGAATGAATGTTGACCTTTCAAACAACTGAGCTGCAAGTTTAGGTTTATCTTTGTTGTTGATTCTAAACTCAATGTTTGAGAATCGACTGTGAAGTGGTTCAATGATTCGATTCTTAAAATTACATGTTAGAATGAATCGACAGTTCTTGTGAAACTCCTCAACAAAACCTCTTAAAGCAGGTTGTGTTGATTGAGGATTAAGATAATCTGCCTCGTCTAGTATCACTACCTTTTTACCACCAGATAGCGATACAGTCGAAGCAAAGTTTTTGATTTTGTTTCTGAGAACATCAATGCCACCTTCTTCTGAACCGTTAATCATTATCCAATCACAGTTCATTTGCTCACACAATGCTTTCGCAACTGTGGTCTTGCCGACACCTGGTGTGCCAGAAAATAACATGTTTGATATTTCGCCCTTATCGATAAAGGACTGAAACAATGTTTTTAGAGATTGTGGTAGTATACAATCATCAATTGTTTTTGGTCGATACTCCTCGACCCATAAAAAGTCTGTACTCATAATTCACCTTGTTCATAATATAAAAAAATTTATGCATTGAAAACACTATCAGGTTCTAATGCAATCCAATATTCAATTGGCAGTTTTGTGTTTTTAAAGTGAGAGATAGACTTTGATGATACGCCGACATCATAATCGCCAGACATCATTTTAAGATTTTCTACTTTGAAATAGAAAGTGTAATCTGCTGTTGCGTTTTCGCCAACAACAATATCAAAATTATTTGATGTATCATTTTTCTTATCACACACTCGCAATCTAACAAGACCACCTTTTTCACCAATAAGTGCAAGGTCAGGTGCCTTCAGAATTGCAGCCATCTTTTGCAGTTGTGCAAGATTAGATTCAGATAAACTGAATGTTACATCTGTTTCTGGCATGTTGACATCTTTCGTTGGTGCAACGATTACTGATGGGTCAGAGTAAAAGTATTTCGCTTTTGCAGTACTACCTTCAGCAGAGATTGTCATATGTTTATCGTTTAGTGTAAGTTCGGGTTTGTCTAAACTAGACACTACAGATAAGAATTCATTCAAATCATAGATGCCGAATTCACTATCAAATGATTCTTGAATAGTTGCCTTGGCAAAAATGTTTCGCATTGTAGAGATTGTATTCAGTTCACTACCTTCTTTGATTAATATGTTTGTATTAATCTCAGAAAAGTTTTTAAGAATATCGTGGGTTGTTTCATTTAGTTTCATTATATAGTCCTTTTGTTTGAGTGATGTAATTATACATCATGTTAATATTATTGTCAAGCTAAAAAGGGGGAATAAATCCCCCTCTCGTTTTATTGTTCTCTATCCAACATGTCTATTTCATCTTCTTCAAGACCGACAGCATCAAAAAATGTTTTCAATTCTTGACCGTTATCATTGTAGAGTTCATCAAGGCCTTTGGCACAAAGGTTATAACAAACCGAAACAGCTGATTTACCATTTAGTATTGGTCGTAAAAAGTGTTGTTGATTTTTCTTACTTCTTCCTGAATTAACAATATCAGTAAGTTTGTCTAAGATGTCTAACCTACTCAAAGTTAATGTTGCTGGTTTATCGTTTGCATCTAAGAACTGTGTTAAACCTATCAATAGTGTTACTGACATGTTCTTCTTTTCGTGCCATATTTTTCTAATCATGTTTGACGCTTCAGATATTGAAGAAACTTCATACTTATCATAATGCTTTAAGAAAAACGCAAAACCACCCAAATCATAAGCATCGGGGTCTGGATTAATTCCTTCCACATTTAGTTTACATGCTTTCATTACATCAAGAGTTTTTAATGCATCTGGTCTACGACCAGTAACTCGTGATTTAAATAATGCACCAGCAGATACTTTTGCGGCCAAGCCGTTTCGTACCTCAAACAGGTTTGCTTCTTTCTGTTGTTCTTCTGATGGTGTTAATGATTTATTGTGGGTATAAAATGAAGCAGGTAACTTAGTACAGCCAGCAATTCCTCCCATAATAGCACGATGGAAACCATCCCAAACAAAAAGTCTACCATCTTTTCGTCTTGCCAAGTCGATATGACCAGCTGCCTCTTTACTAAAACCACCATACTTAGTCAGTCTATTGATAAGTTGTTGAAGTATTAGTTTTCTCTGATAAGATAAATCTACATAAATGTCAGAGATTGGTGTGCCCTCTGGATAATCATCAACTGGATTTAATTTGTCCAGTGTATCGTATTGAAAATTATCTATTGATGTGATTAATGTGATTATGTCTTTTAATTTTACTACGCCAGACATAGCGTTGATTCGCCCGAAGGCTTCTGATTTTTTCATCTGTTTTCTCCTTTAGAAAGATGTGTCAATACATTTACCAATTAAATGCTTCTTGACATTAATATTTATAAGCGATAGGCACCGAAGTGCCTATCTATTTTGCAATTAAGAGATTTTAATTGTACGAGGTTTTTTCTCCTCGGGAACTATCTTCTCTAAGTCGACAATCAACATGCCATCTTTTAGTTCAGCACCATTGACAACCACTTCATCGGCCAGCGTGAAGGACTTTTTGAATTGTCGTTTTGAGATGCCTCTGTGGACAGTTGTTGTATCATCTTCCTTTTCATCCTTTTCAAAAACAGATTTGATAGTCAATTGATTATCAGCATATTCAATGCCAATATCTTTCTTATTGAAACCAGCAAGTGCCATTTCAATAGTCCAATTGAAGTTATCAAGTTTTTTGATATTGTATGGTGGGAAGTTTGAGCCTTGAGTGTGCTTTAACTGTGCGTTAAAGTGGTCAAAGACTGTATCGAAGCCCACTTGAAATGGGCGAAGGTCGTTCCATATAGATAAGGTATTTGTAGTTACCATATTTTTCTCCTTTTATTAAGCAAGTTTTAAAAATGATACCTCACAATGAGCGTATCAATATTATTTATAAGGATAGTTTTTCGTGGAAGGAGAAACTATCCAAAACCTTTTCAATCGGTGTCATTGCGGATGACACTCTACCTCGATGATAGGGCTTACGAACTGCCTATCACTCCTATTTATACAACAAAAGGTCTTATCTGTTAGAATAAGCGAACTTTTGTGTGCCATAAATAGATTCAATGCCGGCAGCAACGATTTCGTTAAGGTTAGTAGTCGCTTCGTCTTTACCGAAATAGAATACTTTATCAACACCAGCAGCGATAATTGATTTAGTTGGTTTACCCATACGATATGTAGTACCAGTAGATGTAGTGTTAATGTACACCATATGTCCTTCAGTTCGCAATTGGTCAATCATTGCTCGTGGTGATGTCAAATCAAATCTAGTTCTCAGAGAACTCCATGTTACTGGCTTACCTTTTGCAAGTAGATTTAATACCTTTTGTTTTTTCGTTAGCTTCTTATATGCCATTATATAACTCCTTCAAGTCAGTTGTGTTGCCGTTTAAATATCCCTTAACACTAGGCAACATAGTATCAAGTTCTTTTGTGATATATTATACTCTAATTCGTTTATTGTGTCAAGCATGTAATAAAGTGGGCGGAGGATGGCCGCCCACTGGACTTACTACATTATGATTTGATGTATTTTAATAATTCACATTATCTTCCTCAACATCATCGGATTCTTCGGGAACAAAGTCATCATT